TGAGATTTATTTTAAAAGAAAATAAACCACTCAAGGTTTTAGCTAGAGATACATTACTTGTTTATTTAAGTGTTATATTAGGAAATTTTGTTATGACTCAAATAGGCGGATTTGATATAGTAAAATCAGTGCCTCAAGTATTTACAAATAACCCAGATTTTTAATATTATTAACAATATTTAAACCATATTATATATATAATATAATATGGAATTTGTATTACTTTCACAAACTTGTAGAACATTATATGATAAAGATTACTTGGATAATATGAAAAAGGTTGAAGATTTAAAAAGACACCCTATTATTAAATTTAATAATTTATATCATTATTTTGATAAAGTTACTATTTTCCAAGTAAATATTAAACAGCATATTCAAAGATTAGTTTTAGATACTCCTATATTTGAAAGTATGATTGATAATATAGAGTGGTTAAACGATGAAGTAATTTTTATCAAAGATTTGCAAAAAATTATTAAAAGAGAGCTTATGGAAATAACAAATCATACTGAATCAAAATGGTGCGGAGAAACCACTATAATGATAGTAAACAGTATAAAAGGTGCTTTAAAGGGATTACAAATGTGTGGAAATCCAACTCAAAATTCAGTTAGAGATATGATAATATGTATTATATTTTCAATGTGTTCTACAAATGATAATTATTCTCCTATTCTTGATAAAATATCTTATATGAAATGTTTTCATTGTAAAAAATTTTCTAATAAAGTAGTTGATTTTGGAGAGTTGATATGTGAATCTTGCATTAAGAAGGACTAATAGTAATTGGTGTTAATTTCCAAGATGAAATAGAATTAATAATTATCTTTTCATCTATTTTATTTTTTAATTTGACTTTTTGACCATTAAACTGTGAACCTATAATTATCCAAGCATTTGGCATATATTTATAAAGTTGATTACCATCATCAAAGGTGTTAATTTTATGAAGTATTCCAAAATCCATTTATATTTAATATTAATATATCTTTAATATTAAATTCAATTTTATACCATAGTTTCCATTTTATCAATATTAATTATCTTTTGTTTTTTTATTTTTTTTTTCGAACTAATAAAATTATTAAAAATAGGTTTTGATATTTGAGTTTTTGGTATATGGTTATGAACAGTTCTAACAATCATTTTATATAACTTAAATTCTGGATATCTTTCTTCACCATTATTTTTATATAAAATATTTCTACCTTTATCATCTTTTGTCCATTCCATAATTAATTTTGCAATTGGATTTTTTATTGTATGTTGATCGTCTACATCTTCTACAAAATAATCAAATAAGGAACATCCTAATCTACATAAATCAAAACTTTTATTAGGATTTAACCTTGGTTTTTTTTCATTAAAGTAAGGTTTGCAATTATATTGTGTTGCTGCATCACCTTTTGGATGATAACTATCGCTACAAATTGTTTTTCCGTTAAAATTATATATTGCTCTACCAAAATCAATGATTTTATAAATTTTACCATATGTTGGAACCCTATAATACACATTATCTAACTTATAATTTATAAATTTTCTATCGGTTTTAATATACATAATATTATTTGTATGTAAATCATTATGAGTAAAGTTAAATATCTTTTGATATGTAACTAACATCATTATAATTTGAAATAAACAAGATTTCCATTCATTATCTGTTAATTCATTATCTTCATCATCTAATAAGGAATCTAATGTATTTTCTAATTTTTCTAAACAAATCATTTGAACTGGAAAATTATATATTGTTGCATTTACTTTTTCTTCTGAATCCATACTTGAATATTCACTCATTTGTGAATTAGAAAGACTAGAATCATTTTCTGTATTACTTTTTGAATCTTCGTCGCTTTCTTCTTCATCAGTATTTGATGATCTCGAAGAACATGTAGAATTTGTTTTTCTTTCACTTTTTTCTTTATTTTTATTATCATTCTCAATAGAATATTCTTCTGTTAACGATGCTTCGTGTATTTTCAAATTTTTTGTTGTTAGTTCAAATATATCTTCAAAAATATTATTATCTATAGTTTCACATTCAATATCTATTTCTTCAGTATTTTCTAGGTTAATTTTTTTTCTATAATTTCTTGTATCACTAAATAATAATTTTTCTTCATCTATATCTTGTACTTCAAATAATGAATCTTTATTCTTATGATAAAAATTTGAATCATATAAATATTCCAAATCATCGTATACATTTAAATGAAATTTTGTTTGTATTGATAAAAAACTACCATAAAAATTTATTCCATGTATAAATCCAGAATTATTCATTAATTTAGATGATAAATATGAAAAAAAACTATCTACATATGCTGAATTATTTGCATCTAATACTTTTTTACAACATTTATTATCATTTGGTTTTGGTAAACAACATAATTCTTCTACATGCATATGTTTATATTTGCCAACCATAAATTTTATAGGATCTAAAAGAGGGGAAAATTTAAAAAAGGATTTACATTTTATTATATTATTACTATTATCCATAACTTTAATATCAAAATTATTATTATTATCCCTATTTATAACCTTTGTAATAGAATATTTATTATTTAAATTGATAGTATTGAAGTTATTCTCATCAATATTAAAAAATTGAGAATATAATGGAATATAATTTTGAATATTAGAAAATCCATTTTTTTCTAAATAATTAAATAAATCAACATTATTATTCTTTTTATAAAAGAGATCAAACATTAAAACTTATATATAAGTTTTTTATTCTAATTAAACTAATTTGTGCGTAAAAAAATTAAAAAATAAGTGGAATTCTTTAATATAGAGAATGAATTTAGAATTAAAAAAGTTTGATATGAAAAAAATTACATTTAAGCCCAATGAAAATCAAGGACCTGTAATTGTTCTTATTGGTCGTCGTGATACAGGAAAGAGTTTTTTAGTAAGAGATTTGTTATATTATCAACAAGATATTCCTATTGGAACAGTTATTTCTGGAACAGAGGCGGGGAATGGATTTTATGGATCTATGGTGCCTAAATTATTTATTCACGACGAATATAACACTGCAATTATAGAAAATATATTAAAAAGACAAAAAATAGTTATGAAACAAGTAAAAAAGGAAAAGGCGGCATATGGTAGATCAAATATTGATCCAAGAACTTTTGTAATTTTAGATGATTGTTTATATGATAATAGTTGGGCAAGAGAAAAATTAATGAGACTTCTTTTTATGAATGGTAGACATTGGAAAATAATGCTGGTTATTACAATGCAATATCCTCTTGGAGTTCCTCCAAATTTAAGAACAAATATTGATTATACTTTTATATTAAGAGAACCATATATTGCAAATAGAAAACGAATTTATGAAAATTTTGCAGGAATGTTTCCTACATTTGAAAGCTTTTGTCAAGTAATGGATCAATGTACTGAAAATTATGAATGCCTTGTTGTAGCAAATAACGCCAAATCCAATAAACTTGAAGACCAGATTTTTTGGTATAAAGCAACTGCTCATAGAGATTTCAAATTAGGTTCTAAGGAATTTTGGGAAATGTCAAAAGGGCTTGATTCAGATGATGATGAGGGTGAAGCATTTGATCCTAGAGGTGGCAGGAAAGGCCCTGCTATTAATGTTAAAAAGAGTAAATGGTAAATTATCATAAAAAATTTTTTAAATGATAATTTATTTAAAATATCAATGGGCATCCGTGTGCGTCCAGAACTGCTCCTTCGGTGGCGGTCCAAACAATACCTAATATATAGAATATAAGAATACCAATTGCCCATATACAAGCTCCACAGTTGCCAAAACATTTAATAAATGATTCTTTATCGTTCATTAAGGAATATTCATCATCAGTCTCTTTTTCCTTACAGCAACATAAACAGCAAGCTGACCCCATTAGAATTAAGCAACAACCACCAAATAATATACCCATATACATTCCAAATAAATCCCATCTTCCTATATTACCAAATCCTGATCCAAATACGCCTGTAAATGGAATTGCTTGTAAGACTAGTGGGGCCACATGATCGTGTCCCGATTTTTTACACTGACCTAGATCATTATCAAATGTATAACATTTTTTGGCAATACAATAATTCTCATTTTTTACTTGTTCTAAACAAGGATATGGACATTTACATTTGGCAGGCAATCCCGTGCAATTAAATTTTGGACTATCAACAACAGATTTAGTATTCAAAATCCTAAAACTGCTTGACATTGCAGTTGATAGGAAAACAGAGAACAAAACAGTAGTAAGAGTTAGTTTCATAGTTGGGCTGGTGGATTTATACATCATACAATTAATTATCTATTGTGTTTGATAATGTATTTTCAATTTTCAAATTAAAAATACTTATCAATGACTGGGATATTTCCTTGCTTGGTATTTTTTCCCCTTTTTCCAATTTTTTATATTCTATTTTATCTATATTTAATTTTTTACACATAATATCAATACTTAATTTATTAAGTAGTCTTAGTTTCAAGATAATCTTACCTGATTCTTCTGCTTCATTTACAAAAAAATTTGAATCAGCATCTGGAGATAATATTTTTGGAGAGATTTTATTATAAACATTTCTTTGTAATTGAGTAGTGATTATTTTCTTTGGAGGCATTATTAATAACTAGATTTATCTTTCTATATTACTTCAATTTGTTTAAAATTTCCGCCTCCAAGAACTTTATCCAGTTGTACTTCTCTATTTTTTCGTGCTATTATTTCACTTATTTTACAATTATGAGATTCTGGTGTTCTATGTTTTGGACAAAATGATTTACCACATTTACAAACAATACATAAATCAACCATAGTGAGTTTCTTTTTACATTTTTTACCGTCTTCCAATTTGCATTTACATCTTGGAACCTTTTTTTTGGTTTTTTTAGGTTCTTGAACTTGGGATTTCTCGTTTTCCATATTTATAAATAGTAATAAATTTTATTAATTTATATTTAATAAAATTCAATTTTAATCTTTTTTCTCTTCATCTTGATTATCCACTACCTTTTCAGTAACTTCTACCTTAACATTTTCTTGGATTTCTTCTGTAGATGGTTTAATGAGTCCTCTATCTATTGCATCTTGAGCAGCTGATCCTCTTGGCACATTATCACCTTCAAACAACTCTTTGCGAATATCAGCAGATGTTACTTCTTCTTTTTGACCTAATACATTTTCAATAGTATTATTGACTCCAACAAGTTGACCATCCTTATTAATATTTTGAGTTAGTTTATTACCAGATTCTTTTGCCATTTTTTTATTTTCTTCTATTGCATCGCGTTTTGCTTCCAATACTCGTTTTTCAAATTGTGTTTTTGCTGCGGATTCATTTTTATTTTTTTCACTCATTAGTTGATTTAATTCTTCTTCTAAATATTCTACTCTACCAGTTTTATATGCTTCTGGTTCCCAGGGCATCCACATACCAACGGGTCCTACATATACATTATGATTGGGATCAACTTCTCGTAATAATTTGCATCGTAATTCAGCCTCTTGTTGAGTGGAATATACTCCGCGGATTTTCAATCCTCTTGTGCTTGTTTGAAATTCATGCACTGAATTAAATTCATCGTCTAGTCTATCTTCATTAGCATCTAAAAAGTTTTTATATTCGTCTCTTACATAATTTGTAGTAAATGTCTCTTTTTCACTCTTTGTATATTCTTGAAAATCTTTCATAACCTCATCGAAGTTAATATTATGCTTGTATGAAACAAAATTAAGAAATTGTGTAAATTTTTGAACACTCTTTGTAAAATCATAATGTTTTAGGAATTCTTGAAATAAAAAATGGTTTTTTTGTTTTAAAATATTTTCGGGGCTCACAAAACTAACACAAACAAATTTTTGTCCAGAAATGGGTTTATCCTCTTCTAATAAATCAACATATTTAGGGTTTGTTGATCCATCGGGATTTTTTTGATATACACATCCTACTTTTGACATTTTATAATATTTTAAGAAGTTTTTGTTTTAAGTTTTAATTTTAATATATATTTTTTTCTTAATATTATTTATAATGCTTCAAAAATTAGCAGAGATGATTGATTTAGGAGAACTTGTACGCAGAGCTGTCAAATATCTTGTAGAAGGTGTTATGGTTGCTATTGCCGCTTATGCTATTCCAAAAAAATCCTTGAACCTTGATGAAGTTGCACTTATTGCTCTTACAGCTGCTGCAACTTTCTCTATTCTTGATACATATGTTCCATCAATGGCTGTGAGTGCTCGTAGTGGTGCAGGATTTGGTATTGGTGCCAATCTTGTAGGTTTCCCACGAATGTAAATAAAAAAAATATTAGTTAATAATTAATATTTTTTACTTGTTAGATTAAATTGTTGGTACAAATTCCCATTGTAATTCTTTACATATTTTTTTCCAAATTTCATCTTGTTCTATTCGTTTTACTGGATCTTTTAACATTGGAAAAAATGGTAAAAAAGTTTTTTCATCCAATAATTCACACATTTTATACAGAACATAATAATAATTTAAAAAGTTGACTCTATCATCAGGACAATGTTTTGCATAAGGCATTTGGATTTCCATAAAAAGATTACATAATTTATCTTCTAATTCTGGACTCATAATTGGTGGACGAATACCTAATTTATCTTTTATAAAAGGTATATGTTCATAATATTTATTATATCCTAATTTTTTTAAAATATCTTTTGCTTTTTTATTTGACATTTGTTTTAAAGTTATTCTTTCTTTTTTAATTTGATTTCTAATATTTTCCAATACTTCTTCTGGTATTTGAGTTGTTTCTTTTGCTTGAAATTGTGCAAGAATTTCTCTAAAATGATTAATTCTTTTATATGCATAAAAACATACTTCTTTAGGTGGTTCTTTATAAGATGGTTTTTCATGTTCTACTAAAAATTGCTTTTGAACACCACATTTATTACATATAACTAATCCTTTATAATCTACTTGAATCCATTCTCCTCCACATTTTTCACAAATTTCATAATTTATTACATAATTATTAATATTCAAATGTCCTTCATCTAAATTTATTAAATATTTATTAATATTTGTTTCATCTACGATCTTTTTATCTATTTTTTTATTTGGATTAAAAAATGAATGTAATATTTTTTTTTTATTTATATCAATCCCTTCTGACATTTTTTTCTTTTTTTCAAAATATTCAAAGATAATATTTGAATTCTCTAATAAATATTCTTTTTTTTCTTGTTTTATTTTTGATATTTTTATTCTTATATCTTTTATTTCATCTTGTATATTTAACTTCTCTTCAATATTAGTTATTTTTTCTAATTTTTTTTTTAATATTTTTTTTTGTTTTATCAACGCCGGAATTGTAATTTCTTTTATTGTTTTAAACTCTTTCATTTTTTCATTATGTTTACCATCTAAAGTAACACTAGCTTTTTTATTAACCTTAATTTTTTTTGTGGCCTTTGGCTTAAAATTAGGCATAATATATTTACATTTATCAAAAAATATCTAATTCAAAATAAATTTAAATTATAAATCGTAATATTTTGGCGAAGTTTTTCTAAAAATGTATATATGGATGTTGATATAAATATTGATACAACAGATATAAAAATAGATTGCATTATGTTACAAAAAATGATATTTTTATACAATACTTTAGAAAAAGGTTGGACTATTAAGAAAAAAAAGAATGCATATGTTTTTACAAAAAATCACGAAGGTAAGAAAGAAGTTTTGTTAGAAAACTATCTCAAACGATTTATGCTGGAAAACTTAGATATAAGTAAAATTGGGTGATCATTGTGTTATTTTTAATTTAATTAATTAATTAATTTAAAAATTAAAAAATTTTTTTCTTTAGCAATATTATAACCATGGGTGGTGGATTAATGCAACTCGTAGCTTACGGCGCACAAGACGTCTATCTTACAGGTAACCCTCAGATTACTTTCTGGAAGGTTACATACCGCAGACACACTAACTTCGCAATGGAATCTATTGAACAAACATTTAACGGACAAGCCGATTTCGGTCGTCGTGTTCAGTGCACTATCTCCAGAAATGGTGATCTTGCATACCGTACATATCTTCAGGTTACTCTTCCTGAAATCAACCAGGCCGATGCTCCAGTCAACGGAGAAGACTGCCTCGCACGTTGGTTAGATTGCCCAGGAGAACAGATGATCTCTATGGTTGAAGTCGAAATTGGTGGTCAGCGTATCGACCGTCAGTATGGTGACTGGATGCACATCTGGAACCAGCTCACTCTCACCAGTGAACAGGAAGCCGGATACCACAAGATGATTGGCCAAACCAGTCAGCTTACATACCTTACCGATCCTGATTTCGCAGCAGTAGCAACTGCTTGTGGCGCAGCTGATGTCCCAGAAGCTGTTTGTGCCCCAAGAAATGCTCTCCCAGAAACTACTCTTTATGTTCCTCTTCAGTTCTGGTTCTGCCGCAATCCAGGTCTTGCACTTCCTCTTATTGCTCTTCAATACCACGAAGTCAAGATTAACATCGAACTTCGTCCTCTTGATGAATGCCTTTTCGCTGTTAAGAAAGTTACACCAAACACAACAAACTCAGAAAAAGTTTCCAATGCTTATGCTAAATCACTTGTAGCTGCATCTCTCTATGTTGACTATGTTTTCCTTGATACTGATGAACGCAGACGCATGGCACAGAACCCACACGAATACCTCATCGAACAGCTTCAGTTCACTGGTGATGAATCCATCGGTTCTTCATCCAATAAAATCAAGCTTAACTTCAACCACCCTTGCAAAGAAATTGTATGGGTTGTTCAGCCTGATATGCATGTTGCATACTGTGACTCCTTCTTAGGTGGTCGTCTTATGCACCGCGCACTTGGAGCACAGCCATTCAACTACACTGATGCAGTTGATGCTCTTCCTGACTCCATCCTTGCATACGGATCTTCTCGCCAGACTCGTGGCACTGGTGCTTCCGGCACTAATGCTGTAATCGATTCTGATGGTCTTTTCAATGATACTTACGCCAGAGATATCTCTGGAGTAGGAACTGCTGATTACAATGCCGCACACGCTGACTTTGTTGACGGTGTTGCTGCTACAGCTTCCTCACTCGGAACTACCGTCAATGATATGAGTGATACACATGTCGGTGGAGCTATCAGTGGATCTGTTTCTAACGGTCTTACCGATGCTGGTGTTTTCGTTCTTGCTGAATCTGCACTTAACATGCACTGCTGGGGTGAAAATCCAGTTGTTACCGCTAAGCTTCAGCTTAACGGACAGGATCGCTTCTCTGAACGCGAAGGAACCTACTTCGACCTTGTTCAGCCATACCAGCACCACACACGCAACCCAGACACTGGTATCAATGTTTACTCATTCGCACTTCGCCCTGAGGAACACCAGCCATCTGGAACTTGCAATTTCTCCAGAATTGACAACGCTACTCTTCAGCTTGTTGTTTCTGCTGCCGCAATCGGTGGAACACAGACCGCCAAGGTCCGTGTCTATGCCACTAACTACAATGTCCTTCGTGTCATGAGTGGTATGGGAGGTCTTGCATACTCCAACTAAGTTTTCTACTTGGTTTAACATTCTTATTTATTAAATTATAAAATTACTTATAAAATTTTATAATTATACTCAGTTATATTATATGAATGACTTACTTATATTTGCAATCAATGGTGGTGGATGGGCTTTAAAACCAATATTAGAAAAAATATCAGTTGATAAACTTGGACATTATTATTTCTCATTTTTAAGATATCTTATTAGTGGAATTATTGCAATTCCATTTTTGATTCATCATTATTATTATAATGGCTTTCCAAAGGTATATAAAAATGACGCGAAATTATTTTTCAAAGATGTTGTTATTTGGGGAACTATTGTAAGCGTTGTTGCTATTGCTGCTATTATGGCTAATTATTACTTATTAGAAAAATATGACTCATCCTTTGTAACACCAATTGCTGAATCAGTTTTACTTATTTTCAATGCTATTTTTTCTGTTTGGTTATTAGGTGAAAAATTTACAACTGATATGGGTATTGGATTAGGATGTATTATTTTAGGAATACTCTTTATTTATAGAGAAAAGCTAAAATTATTTTAAAAATTCACTCTATAAATCAAAAACTTAAATTAATATTTAAAAACTCATTTAAATATTAAAGTCAATTTATATCTATAATATGCAGATCTTTATAAAGACTCTTACCGGCAAGACGATCACTTTGGATGTTGAAGCAAGTGATACAATTGAGAATGTTAAAAGTAAAATCCAGGATAAAGAAGGTATCCCTCCTGATCAACAACGATTGATTTTTGCAGGAAAACAACTTGAGGATGGAAGAACTCTTAGTGATTATAATATCCAAAAGGAAGCAACACTTCATCTTGTCCTACGCCTTCGTGGTGGAAACTAAATAATAATTAGTTAGTAAATTTTTAATTAATTATTATTTCAAAAACTTATCGTCTTCTTTTTTTAGTTTTTCTTTTTCTTCTTCTTTTTTTTGTTTTCTTTTTATGTTTTTTTCTTACCCTTTTGGTTTTATGTTTCTTTCTTCCACCCGAAATTCTTTGTCTTTTATTTCCTTGTAATTGAACTAATCCCTGTGCAGCAGTCGCAGCATCTCTATCTTCAAGTTTTTTAATTCTTGTTTCTATTTGTGAAAAATTCGAAATTAATTTATCGGTTAACTTCTTTAATCCACCACCAAGACGCTTTAAACTATCTTCAATTCTTGTAATTCTGTTTAAATTTTGTTTATATAAAGTCGAGGTTAAAGTGCCCATATCTAAGTAGAGATTTTTCATTTCACCAAATACATTTACGTCTGTTTTTAATTTTTCTAGACGTTCTAAAGTCGCTCTAGAGCTAGCAAGTTGTGGTGCTTGTGCCATATATATATATATATAACAATTAGATAATTTATTTTTTTAAAAACTTATCTAACACGTAATCTTTTATATTTGTTATATCAATATTTTTGAAATAACATTTTACTGGAATGTAAACAGTTTTCCATCTTATGTGATGACTGAAATCTAAATAAGGTTCATGATTTCTCATCCATATTTTTTTTTCATCAAATATATTGCAAACAGGGTTTAATTGCACATATTCTGGTTCACTCATTACTTTATTATATTTTTTAACTTTAAATAAAAACATAATATATATGACTACAATAGGTGAATTTATTAATAAAAATATAAATATATTTGAAAAGGCTTCTAGTTTAGAATATTTAGTTTTTGGAGTATTTCCAAAAGACTTTTTAGATAAACCTATAAATGTTAATGTTTCACAAAAAAAAGGTGGATTAATATTATCAATTAATGGAAAATTTGTTATTATGGTTAATAATTTTATAAATAGTAAAAAGGGTGGGAAAAAAAGTAAGAAGAATATAAAAAAATCAAGAAGTAGAAAAACTAAAAGAATAAAAAGAAAAGCTCAGAAAGGAGGTAATTTAATAACTGGTTTATTAGTTATAATACTAGCAGTCTACATAGCACAGTTGTCTCCAAGTTGGAACTTGAAACAGTTCGCGGCAGGGCGTTCAGGACAATTAGAGGTTAATCCATGGGAAGTAGACACTATTGATATTAAGAAATTATTTAGTAAAGTTAAACCAACACTTAAGATAACAAATAAAAACATTTCTATGAGCACATTAAAAGATTCTCTAACACGGGCATTAACTTCAAATAATACAGAACAAATAATAGATTTACCAAGAAATATGACTCTTAAACCACTATCTTATGCTGAATTTAATATATCTCGTTTTCCAGCACACACAGAAATGGTAAATATGTTTAAAAATATTTCATTTACTAATAGAACATTCGGTCTATTTGGTCCGAGCACGGTTGTTTATAGAATATTTGGAAATTGGAGAATCTCTAATAATGGAGCAGTAAATATAGAATTATTTGACCCATCATTAGATCCGTTTGTGCAACGAGCGATATTTAGATTTCCAAATAGAAGAGATGTTGAAGAAAGAATATTAAATTTTGTAACAGAAACAATACAAATACAAAAAAAAATAGGAATGATTAGAAAAAACGAAAATGAAGGTCAATTTAGATTAGGGTTGCAAAACGCACCACCAAATATACTGCCAAAGATTCCGCTAATACATTACGATGAAGGAATGGTTGTGGATAGAACTATTAGTGAAAAAGCTTATACAAGAAGAAACCCAGAAATTGGAGGAATTATTTCATTAATATATCCTGAGGCTACAGAAATTTCTCAACCATCAATAACCATTGATAATGATGGTAATCCAATACCTGACCCACTTCAAATACCAAAACCGGCATTTCCTTTGAACTATTCAGCCACCAAAACGAAGTATATTGAAGGAACACCAACAACCGGACAAGTTCAAATGCATGACCAATCACAATCTGTTCGTCATGAAGGAGTTGGAAAAAACATGGTTAGACGAAGAATACTTAATTTACAAATTTTACCAGGAATAATAGAATATGCCCCATTTAATGCAGACAAAAGAACTCTTGCCGATAAAGGAGGTCGTAAAAAGAAGAAAAGTCGGCGTAAAAAGAAAACCCGCAAAAAGAGAAAAAAATAAAAATATAATATATGAAAGACTTCAAATATTGTATTTGGTATTGTCCTGATAGTAATCATCCTTGGAATTCTTTTACAAATAGATTTATGCCCCATTTAAGTATAAAAACAAATTTAGATTACAGTACTGCTATAAATTTATTCACTAAAATTAAAAAACAAGATATAGAGGTTGAATTAGATAGACTAATGTGTGGTGAAGATAAAGGATTTCATGCATTATTTTATAAATTAAAACCTAATGATAATCCTCCGCCTTGGTGGCCAAAAAACCCACATATTTCTTTTTTATATAAGTATAATCAACGCATTAATCAATGTGAAGTGCATTATTTATATTCCAATATGAAATATAAAAAAGGCGTATTAAAACATTTATATCTTGTAAAATGTAGTGGTCATTTTTCAAAATGGCGAGTATTATTTAATAAATAATTATTTACAATTTGAACATTTTCTATCTTTACATGCTTTTTTACTATTTAAGCAACATCCCCATCTTGTTCCAGAACAACCTCCAATAAGATGTTTTTTCTTATTAGGATTAATTTTATTTAATTTTAATGATGTAAAAAATATAAAAAATAATAAAAGGACAAACCCGGCTAAAAAATATTCTATATTGTTCATTAGTATATATATAACAAATATATTATTATGCAAATAATCTATTCATATTTCTAACTTCAGGTTTATTATTATCTTTTGTATATAATTTTTTAATTAAATTTTCATCTCGTATTCGTAATGTATAATTTTTTTGACTGCTACTCCTACCAACTCTTCCAAATGCTTGAATCATTTTCTCTTGTGTCATATTTGTTAAATCTTTACTTAAATATCCGTGACAAAATTGATAGTTTGTTCCGTAAATATAATCAGTTGAAGCAATTATTAAATATAATTTTTGTTTTGATGCAAGATCTTTCATAATATCCATATATTCTTTATTAGGATGGGTTTTAAATACCCCTATTCCCATTAATAATAGAATTTTCCATTCTTTGTTTACATTTAAATACATAATTTTTTCTACAATATCATCATCAATATCGCTTCGAAATGATGTTGTTGTATCTTTATTATTTGCCCATTCTCTAATATGTGATTTACTATTTGGAATATATTTTTCACCTAATTCAATACTATGTATTTTTGCTTTTAATTCTGCAACTTTTTTTATATACGCTCTTTGAGCTTTAGCATCAGTAGAATCCATATTTTTAGATTTATCCTTGGCTAAATCTTCACTACCCATTTTGTCTCGTCTTTGAGTTTCTTGTTTTTCAACATCTTCTAATTCTAACATATATTTCTCATTCATTTCCATTACTCTTAATATTTTATCTAATTCATTTTCTGGAATATTTGAAACTTTTAGATAAAATCTACCCATTCTTTCTACATCTTCTGTTAAGAAGATGGTCGGTCCATCTGTTAATGTGTATGCATCATTTGTTGTGATCTTAATAACAGAATTATACATTTTTGTTTTTTGTTCTTGGAAATGTGAATAAATAACAGAATACTTGTCTTTTATCAAAAGTAATAATCTTAAATAATATATTTTCAAATTAATAATTGTAATATCTGCAACAGATTCAAAATATGTATTTATTTTATAGTCATTTGGAATATAGTTGTGTTTATTTATATAATAAATAAACTTTACCATATCTTCTACATCAATATGTCGTAGTATTGTTTTATTTCTTTCAATATGTCTAGCACATTTTCGTAATTTTTTAAAATCTTTATACATATAATGAGGCATTACAATATGTCCTTTACCATCTAATATAGGTATAGATTTCTTACATTCATAACTTATTATTTCTTCAATATTCATAGTAGAGAATTTCTGTTGAAAACTTCTTGTCATTGGTAAAATTTCGTCCATATTTGGTAATGTTGCTGAAGATAAAACTACATTTGGAATATCATTTTGTTGCCAATTTCTTTGTAATATTTCGTGGAAAGAATGTGTATCATAATCTAATGTAATAGTTGGCTCATCCCAATACCAAACTATATCTTCAGGCTCATTAAATGCCAACATATAATTCATTGCTGGCAAATATGATTGAATATCTGTTATAATCAGTTCGACTTTTTCTCCATTACTATTATCTACCCTGAATATTGCACCAGTTCTTCGATGTCTTACAAAATCTTTTGCGGCAAAATAATGTAACCTTATATCTCCTGCATCTTTACAACCAAATGCAACCGCAATTTTAATTTCCATTGATATGCACGCTTTGGCTAATTGAAGACCAATATGTTTTGCTGCACATGTAAATATTACCTTTTTTCCTTTTGCTAGTCCTACAGGAGACATTGTTTTACCTGTTCCAGTTGGTGCTTGATATAATATTAACTTTGACCCTTCCCGTTTTATAGATTCAAATAATTTTGATTGATGTTCGTATAACTTTAAATCAGTAAATTTAAATACTTCGGCATTTTTTTCAATATAATTATATGCATTTTTTACCAAGTTTACTTTAGATATCTTATCTTTATATTCTTCAATAATCCAATCTACAAACTGTAATATATAATGATTAACATAACTTACATTATTTCTAACTAATTGAGTCAATGTATAATATCTCATAGAACATAATTTTTTTTTAAAGAACATTTTTGCATTATGTAATAATATAAATTCATATATACTATCCTTTATATCATTCATTTTTTTCGAACTATTGCTAATTCTAATTAAATCCTGTTTTTTTAATTTTTTATTATTTCTTTTATCTCTTTGCATAACAAAAGATAACTCATATTTCTTTATAATTTTACGTATGATTTTTTGAAAATTCTCTTCATAGATATAAAGATGAAATTGATCCTCATCTGTTCCTATCTTCATCCATCCAAGTAAACTATTTGATTCATTTGATGTAAATCCAGTGTTTTCATATCCATTATATATTAATTTTAATATCTTTTTTTCTTGAGAATTAACTGGAACTTCAAGAAAGTTCCATTCGCTCTTGGTGAGTTTTTGTTGTGTAAGGTCCATATTATAATAATAATATTTATATATTTAATATTATTTTCAATTTTCATTTAGTATAAATTGAATTATATTAAATGTAATATATTTATATATATAAATATGCATTATATCTTCTCTATTGAAGGAAACATTGGTTCTGGAAAATCCACACTTGTTAAAATGTTAAAAAACACTTTCAAAAATGTAAAAAATACAAATGTTGTTTATTTACCTGAACCTGTTTCAGTATGGGAAAGTATTAAGGATAAAGACGGAAAGAATGCAATTGAAAAATATTATGAAAATCCAGATAAATATGCATTTTCATTTCAAATGATGGCGTATATATCAAGAATACATCAATTAAGAGAAACATTGAAACAAACAGATAATGTTGTTATTATTTGTGAAAGATCTGTATTTACAGACAAAGAAATATTTGCAAAAATGCTACATGATGATGAAAAAATAGGAGATATAGAATATAATATTTATTGTAAGTGGTTTTATGAATTTGTAAAAGATATTCCAGTAGGAGGACTTATTTATGTAAAAACAAAACCTGAGATTTGTGAGAAAAGAGTAATAATAAGAAATAGGAAAGGAGAAACAATTCCCCTATCTTATTTACAAAATTGTCATAAATATCATGAAGATTGGTTAAATAACGAAGACTTGCCTGTTTTAACACTCGATGGTAATAATGATTTTATTGATTGTTTACCTCCAGAATGGTTAAAAACTATTGAAACATTTGTTAAAACTTTAACTCCAAGACTTATTTGTATTCCAGACAATGATTGGAAAGCAACAATCGAGGCTGTTTATTGTTAATCTAAGTCCCCTATCATATAAGTTGTAAACATTGATTTACCTTTAAATTTCAAATGATCTCTTTCTTCAATAGTTGTTGGAAAATCATCTGAACCATAGATATCTTGCAATAATAACCATTCAAATAATCCTCCTGGATAAATATAAACATTTATAAATCCTAATCCTATTAATTGATCATATTTTTTCATTAAATTAGGAGCGTTTGCATTTTTATCATAAACAATAATGTTTACATTTATTTTTTTGTTCATATATTCATTTATTAGTCTTTCTTCTGTATTTACTGCTATAGTTTTTGTTATCAAACAATTTTGTTCACTAGAATCTAAGGTGTTTATTAATAGATAATTTTGTCTTTGTTTTATTGCATATTGAACATCTTCAAAATTTACTTTTCTTACTGAGGATTGTCCTTGTCCCATATTATTTGATATTTGAATAACTTAATTTATCTTTATTAAGTTATTTAAAAAATTAATTTACACTAGCTACTCGTAAAAATAGCCAATATGGAAAATTTTCATGTAAAAATATTTCTTTTGTTATATATTTATTATTACCAGTTTTAAATAAATGTCCTTTTTCTATAGCAGTTGAAATAGATGTAGTAGATGGTAATATATCATCAAATGGTGACCCATTTAACAATGTTAATGAGTCAGATGAACCATTTAATATTGCATCTTTAGGATCATAACAAAAATCTCTACTTCCATCAAAGTCTCCGTTATCTATAACTCCTGATAATCTATTAGGGTTTTGAGCACATTTTAAACCAGGACCACAATCCCTATCAGAATCGCAATCACCGTGTCCTTTACTTCTTTTTAACCAAGATGGATTATCCCAATTAAACCATTTTGAATTTGCAGGAGGAGATCCTGGTTTAACACTAGGTGTCTTTAATAATTTAGTTTTAAAAGTTCTCCAATTATTATTCCAATATTCTTTTGATGTTTTTATAAAATTCCAAAACGGGAAATATTGTTTATCATATGTATCTTTTGTTATTTCATAATTTCCTGTCCAAGCATAATCATTTTTCCACCATCCTCTAGTTTTTCTAACTAATAAACTTTTAAAATTATTTGGGGCATTTGCAAAAGATATACTATCTGGTTTAAATTCTATTCCAGGAAGAGTATTCATTATTATATTAAAATCGCGCCAACACGGTTTATCCCATGGAATATTTGGCATTTCTCCTTTACAAAGCATATTTGTATAAATTGTTCTATCAAAATCCTTTTTAGGATTTCTATCATTTGTTATCATTTGTTGTTTATAACTATAAAGTTGGCCTTGATATGTATTTGCATTCCAATCTCCTTGTTGACCTTTTTTCCACCATTCAGGAATATATGCATTAGGCCATTCTTCTGTATATTTGGGATTTAATTTCCCATCAGATGAACATCCTATATTATCATAAAGTCTTTGAGCACACTCCTGTGGTCTAGGTTTAAATCTATTCTCACATGGATCTATATCTTGATTATAACATTTTTTATATGCAGGGGCTGCCTTAGAATAATCCTTTTCTGTATCCGCAAATTTTTTAATTGAACGCATATTATCTTGAACTATTACATAAGAATGAGTATTCCAATTATTATAATCTACTTGATCACTTACTCTTGATTTTACTGTACCTGAACATCCTGATTTTTCCCATAAATTTTGTAAACATGCATCTGTGTGTGGACCAGTTGTCATATTTGGGCCAACACAAGGAAACATTTGTGCAAATTTTGCACAATCTCCTGGATTAATTAAATTTCCTTTAAATGTTACTTTATCATTTGGATCATAACAATAATCTTTTCCTCTAGCACTTGGAGTTACTCCATTTTTTCCGTCTCTCAATCCCGGAACACCGTCTCTATTATATCCATCATGTCCACATTTCAATCCTGGAGCACAATCTGCATCACTATCACAATCTCCTTCCCCTTTTGTTTGTTTTTCTCCTCCTTTATCCGGGGTCCATCCCATAAAATGTATTTGTTCTCCATCTTTTACTAATTGTGATTTCCAATCACACGCATCCTCGTCATATTTGGCAACCCATCCTCCTGCTCCATCTTTTTTTACAACACCCTTACTTGTTAATGGACACCACGCACATATATTTTTTTCTCCTGCTACATCTCCACAATCTGTCATTTGTTTACATATTTCTTGTTCTTTTTTCTTTTGACAATAATATCCTGTTTTAGGACCAGGAGGTATCCAATTTTTTTCTGAACAAACATCAGTTAAAGGTCCGTTTTTATCCCCATAAATTATTTTATCAGTATCCCAACAATAACCACAATTATTCATATCTATTTCTTCACATTTTCCTGTTTTGTTTACTATTTTACATTTTTCAATATTTTTTGCTAATTCAGTTTTATCTTTCGACATTGTTGGAGATATTGTTTTTAATTCTGTTTTATCTTTACTTAATTCTACAAATTTTGATTCCTTATCTACTCCTTTTATTACTTGAGGAAATAACCGACTATCCCAATATTTATCAGTATCCTTTAAAAACATAAGTTGATTGACTTTTCGCCCATCAAAATCAAATCCTTCAGTTACATTCATACTTATAGATAATAAAATCAAGGTAATTGCTGATATCATTAATCCTAAATACAATAGTTTCATATATATATATTTTATATATATATTAAATTATTGTGGCCACCCTTTTACATGAAATCTAATATTGTTTGCTCTTAACGAATGTCCTGATCCTTTTGTTTTAACAAAACATCTAATACTATGTATTATTCTTGTTTCATTTCCACCTAATTCCCAGGTATCTGTTTGTGGTTTTAATGGTCCTTGTGTAGTTTTATAACCACCAAAGGTTCTAACTGATTTAGGATTGCAATATTTCCATCTTTGCCACGGTGATTTTGTATAACACCATATTCCTCCAGGTTCATTATCTGGATTTCGACAATAATTATGTCCCCCTAATCCTTTATTTCTATAATTTCCCGGAGTTCGACTGTGTTTGTGAGGATATTGTGAAGTCCAAGATTGACATGGCAATCCTTGATCTGTTTTATTTTGAGTTCCTCTATATCCTACTTCTCTATATCCTGGCGCATCTTCTTTTTTATCATAATAATAAGGATATTTATAAGAAGATCTTGGAGCTTTTAAAGATTTGGAAAAAACAACACCTCCTTTTTTATCATACCCTTCTACATAAATTCCCCAAGTTGCATTGCCCCATCCTTGATCTCTCATATCTGCTTTCAAATATACTTCTTGAGGAATTATACCATTTCCGTCTATCATTTCATATCGTATTACTTGATATCCTGGTGTAGATCCAGATGTTTGAATAGTACCACTATAAGAACCTCCTGTCTTAGGTAGAGTTACTGAAGGTTTCCACTTTATATTTTCCCAAGTATCACCTCCTTTATCCTTTTCTCCCCATTTTTTTTGATTAAATCCATAACTATTCCAACAATTAAATCTCCCAGAAGAATTTGAAGTAGATAATGGAACTTGGGCAAATCTACATCCTAAAGTTCCTTCGCACGCATCTTGGCATTGTTTTGTAGTTAAAGATGAAGATATTAATTTTAAAGGACTAACATGAAATCCTTCTTTTTGAGAATATCTCCATATTCCCAAAAGTCCAAAAGTTGTTGTTAAAACTATTATTTTTAATAAAGTTTCTTCTATATCTTTTGAATTTATATAAAAATACATTATTACGCCAGCTACAATAAAATTTAAAAACCAATAAATTGTTGTTCCTAATGCATAAAATAAACCAACTGTTGATGCTGTTGCCAGCAAGTTTTTACCCATTTTTTGTTGATTGGATATTATTAATGCTAAACCGCTAATTATTAATACTATTATTATTGTCAATATAAAATTTATCATACTTATATTAATATGTTATTTTTTTTACCTTTAGTTTCATAATAATTTTATATTATTTTATAAATAAAAAATAATATAGATTTGTGCGTATTATATGTATATATGTCGATTCAACAGACACGACCTACATTGTGCAATACGAAGGGTGCTAACCGAAACTCAGTAATTCATGTTATTGGAGACAGTCATTCTACGTGCGGGTGGTCTTTGAGGCCCCCAGGACAAAGTAACGCGCCTGCGGATGGAATAATATGTCATTATTTAGGACCTGTTTTATGTTATAGTTTTGGTAAAGAAAAACTACAAAGATGTGATATTCGAAACTTTAATATTAAAGATGGAGAGACAATTGTTTTTTCTTTGGGTGAAATAGATTGTAGATGTCATATTCATAAACACATAACAGAAACAATAACATATCAAGATATTATAAACTATCTTGTTGATAATTATTTTGAAGCAATTAAATTAAATGTATCCATTTCACAAATTAAACTAAAAAATATTTGTGTTTATAATGTTATTCCACCTGTTCAAAAATGTGATGTTACTGAAAATCCTCAATATCCATTTTTAGGAACTGATGAAGAGCGAAAAAAATACATTTTATATTTTAACGCAAAATTAAAAGAAAAATGTATTGAAAATAATTATATATTTTTTGATATTTATAATCATTATATAAATGAAAATGGATTTTTAAGAAGAGATTTAAGGTACGAGGATGACGATATTCATATTGGCAATGGTATTTTTATAGGTAATTTTATTAAAGAAAATAATTTATAAATCAGGTTTTAAATAAGATGTAAGAATAACATATTAATTAGGTATATAACAATAATCCCATCCTTTAGAACCAGATCCTGAACAACCCGGAACTTTTTCATATCCGCTTCTTTCTTTACATTTTAATCCTGGTAAACATTGAGCATCTCCGTCACAATCACCTTCACAACGACCCAATTTATACGGGGTGCCTCCTCTTGTAGAATTATCTTTATACGGCGGATTCCATCCGGGCGTTCTATTTTTTAAAGGTAATTCTAACTCATCCGTAAAATTTGGATTTTGACAAGGAAGCGTATTACATACTCTCTTATTTTCTAATGTAGGACAAGGTTCTCCACCATACTGTGCTTGATATAAAACTTCTCTTTTTCTTATTTGTTGTCCGCCACCACAATCTGCGTCGCATTCACTCCAGTCTCCCCAATCACCAACAATGCAATCTCTGGGTCTAGGAAATTTATACAACATCTCTCTTATTTTATCTTTACATGTTAATTTACAACTTGATTTATTATCTGAACAACTAGTTTTTAAATTTAATTTTGCTTTATTATATACTGTTTTTAAATCTGTCTGTCCTGTTGGATTTATTCCATCCCATCCAAATATTAATTTTTGTTCTTCAATTGATGTTGATTCTCTTGTTTTTTTGGTATTATTATTTAAATTTGTATATTCATACCATAAAATATAACATTTTGATCCTGTTATTTTAATAACAATTCCTTCATATTTATTATTATCTATTACTTTTGTTACGGTATCGCCAATTTTTATTGGAGGTGGAGGGGGTGGTGTTTCTCCAGTACAGTGCATTGATGTATGTAATCTTGTTCCATAATCATCCGCTTCAACTATTAAATTATTCACTCTTTTCATTGTATTTTGATAATCTTTTACAGTTGTTGTATTTGAAAATGGATAAGAAAATCCAAATATATTCCAACTATTTTGTGATGTAGAATATTTTGAAACTTCGGCTACTTGTTTTTTTGCATTTTCAAAACTATTTGTAGATAATAATTTATATCCTTCCCCTTGTTCATTACATCCTGACTTTTTAAATTCTCTTTTTAAACATTCAGGATGAGGTATATTTTGTCTAGAATATTTTGGATCACAAGGATCTACATTATCACTATTTCCAAAACATAATTTACTATTATGAACTGCGCCATAATAATTATAACTTCTTGTTCCAGCATTTGTTTCTTTCATTATAGTTCCTACTTGTTTATAAGGCATTCTAATTGCTTTTCCTAAGTTTTCATATGATTTTCCATATGGTGTTTCATCTGTACAACTTGCATTTTTCCATAATTTTTTAACACACTCTTCTGTATGTGGTCCAGATAAATAATAAGGAGTTATACAAGGATGATCTTTTAAAAATTTACCACATTTATCTCCTGGCAATAATCCATATCCATCTGCATTACAACTATCTCCGCTATATTTTGGAAAATATTTATCTCCTATCTTTTTCATCACCATAGATTGTCCTGTTGTAGGACAATATCCGCAAAGTTTTGCAGCTTCTCCATATAAATCTCCACAACTATTTACACTTGCACATATTTCTTTTTCCCTTAATTCTTTACATTTGGTAGCATCAGTTGTCCACGCATCTGTAGGACATACATCAGCAGCAGGGCCATTCTTTGTCCCCCATCTAAACTCTTTATCAAGAGCACAATATCCACAATTAGTGTTATTTAATTGTTCACATTTTGATAATACCCTACAATTTGTAATTCCTTTATCTACAACGCTTTGTTCTAATCCTATCTTAGGGGTATATTTTTGTAAATCTTTATTGTCATCTAATTTATACCAATCATTAATCCCTGGTTTTGTAGTAATTAATCCTGCTCCAATTCCTTGAGAACGAACATCCCAATATTTATCTTGATCTGTCATAAACTTTCTCTCTCCTACTACTAAAGCTTTTTCTACATCAGCTTGAAAAGTTTCTTTGTTCTTATTTATATAATAAATTTGAATTAATATTATACCTATTAAAATTAATCCTAAAATTAATAATTTCATATATAATCTATACACAAAATTATATTTACTTAAAATCTACTATAATTTCTACTTGTTCCTTCTTAATACTTTTAGATGCAGATATAGATAATTCTTCTCTTTTTTTTCTTGTTTTAGCGGAAGATTTTTCTTTTCTATTTTTTGCAGTACTATTTCTATTATTCATATCATTATTTATTTTAGTTACGTTTTGATTTATATAATCTAAAATCTTATTTTCTAGTGCCCATCTAAAAAAGTTTAATTGACCAATTGTAGTTTGAATATATGTATCATTTTTATATGGAATTGTTATTCTATCCCATCTACAAAATGGATCAAACCTTTTTTTTGAATATGCTTTTAATTTTAATTTATAATCAATATAAACCTTAAATCTTTTATTTTCTCCATTTTTCATTTTTAAAGGATATACTGTATAATTTTTTTTAGAATAATTCGTAGCAAACCAATCTATTAACCTTAATGATACTAAGGATTCGCCATTAATTATAGGTAATATTTTTTCCATATTATCATTTTTATTATAAAATTCAAGTAATTTATTTAATAACAGACTATTTTGAGTTATTAATGCTGACATATATATTAATTTAACAGTATCATCTTTAAATACTTATTGTTCCTTTTTTTTATAATTACTATCTTGTGGTCTTAAAAATTGTTCTTGATTATTCAAGTCTTCTAAATAATTATTTTCTATCATAAAAGGATTATATAGTCCTTGTATAGCTAAATCTCTATTTGCCATTCGTTTATCACATAATTCTTTTTTAGTATAAGTATTTTCATGTATATTTATAAGTTCCTCCTCTATCACTGGTTTTTCACGCATATCTATTATTTCTTTTTTTTCGGTTCTTAAAGTTTTTTTATAATTTTGTTCTACCGATGGATGCCATATTTTTAAGTTGTATTTTGCAAATGTTACTCTTTTTTGATTGTTATTCATTTAAATAATTATATTTTAATTTTTTATAATAAAGACGCATTGCAATAATAATATAAATGACTGACATATGTGTTATTTGTCAAGAAGATTTATGTGGTAATATTTATGAATTACCTGAATGTGGACATAAGTATCATACAAATTGTATAATGCATTGGTTTAGGTCAAATCACGATACTTGTCCTCTTTGTCAAAATCAAGGTATAAATTATACTATGGCTTGTGAACTAGCAAATGAAGGACATTATATTGGAAGAAAAGTTTGGTCACAATATTATAAACAAGCTGTCACACATACTAAGAAAAAAGATGCAGATCCAGAAATTGTTAAAAGAGTAAAATCTATTAAAAAAACAATAGAAAAAGATAAACAATCAAAAAAAGATTTTAAAGAATGGAAAAAAAAAATTTGCGACGGAACATCAACTAATCAAGATATTTACGGTCAATATCGTAAAATAAGAGATAAGAAATGGAGATATCATGGAAACATATGGAGAAGAAAGGTTGCTATAGGTTATTTATATTATCATAAATTCATACAAAATAAACTTATTATTGCTGAAAAGATTCAAATAACTAGTTAAATATAAATTAATTATATTAATAAATGGATATCAAATATTATTATGCGGAGAGAAAATATAACGAACTTGAAGAACAAATTATTATAAAAGGATATAGTTCTATTATTGATATGGATTTTCATACGCTAATTACTAGATTAAACCAAGTAGCAGATTTAGTAGATGATAGCAATGAAGGGTCTATTGTTGTTCAAAGTGGTAATTGGTTTTATAAAATAGAAACAACCTTTTATAATATGTTGCCTGTCGATGATGTATTCAACATTTCTTTTGATTATACCAAATATAATTTGTCCCCCCAAGTATATATTGCATTTATCGGTAGTATTGTTACTCAATTATAAAATTGATATAATACTAATATTATATTATTAGTATTATTATGTCAAATATTCCGCCTTGTATAGCTGTAGTTCAAAAATGGAATTCATTTCAACACGGTATTTCTAATAATGAAGAAAGATATGTTGATTATTTGGAAACAAAATATTTATTATCGTGGGATACACATTATTATGATTCAGACACTGATACAGATGATGAAGGTAATAGGTATACAGTAGAAGAAAAAATTGATGATGCTTTGGCATTTGCAGATCCTGATACTATTACATTAGGTGATAGAAATGCTTGGAGAACACATATTGTGTGTATTATTAGAAAACAATATGTGTATAGAGAAAGGACATTTTGTATAAGAAGTTATGGTATTGAAAAATTTCAAAGAAAATGGAGAGATTATTATAAAAAGAAATTGGCTTTTGCGAAAAATGTGAGAAATTTACGATATAGAGAATTATATGGTAAATATCCAAGATGCTTTAAGGGTCTGCTACTGCAAAATTAATTCCCGCAGGGTTCATGCTTACACTTAAAGGGGAAAACATATCATTAAGAACTTGATCTCCCAATACTTGTTGTGTATTAGGTCCTCCATAAACAATTAATGTAAATGGCACTGTTGCAGAAGTTCCTACATCAGCAGCTTGTAATTGAAATACAAGATCTGTTCCCGTTCTACCAATATGATCAAACTTGATTTTTAATTGATCTCCTAGAGAATATCCGCTGCCTACATGTGTGATTGTAACACTTGTTACTGCTGTAGCTGAAGTTACAACTACTGCCTTTGCTCCTCCTCCATTAGAATTACCAGAAACAGGATATAAAAATACAAAATATGTTCCAGCGGTTGCAGCTGCTGAACCACCACTTGTAATACTTAAAAATAATGAATTTAATTTCTTTAATGGGGATCCTAATCCATATGTTGTAAGGTTATGATAATTATTAGGAGAAATTGCTCCCTTTGGAGTATATAATACATTATTTATTTTTAACTTTGGAGCACCCATTGCTTTATAGATAGGAGTTTCAAATATTCCAGTTGATGGAGTTGCATTTGATCCCCCAAAAGAAGCATCTGTTGTACTAGTTCCTCCTACTACAGGCAAACGTGTAACTGCTGTAGTCCAATTTGCATTATTACCTGTTGGATCTGTAAATCCATTAGCAGCTACTGCCATAACTACAGTATGACCATAATCTCCTGAAGATGAAGGATTTGGTCCATTTGTTTCTCCCAATCCAGGACCTAATTCAACTAAAGGAGTATCATTATCGTATAAGGTCCACCCTCGAACACTGTTGACCGGAGGGTTTGTGGACCATTTTTCAATAGATAATATTTCTTTTCCAGCCAAAGGAGAATTATATCTTGTTTTACTTAAATCATTATCAACTAATGTAATTACTAGATCTGTAACTGTTCTACCGATAAGATTAAATGGAATTGTTAATACAGATCCATTTGAATATCCTGTACCCGAAGTTGTAACAGTAACAGATGTTACTGCTGTTACGCTTGTTATCACTTCAACTTGAGCCCCAGATCCGGAACCACTAGTTGTAGTTAATGATACATTTGAATATGTTCCTGCTGTTGCTGTTGCTGTAGTTCCACTTGTAATACTTCCAAATAAGCCATTGGTATCTTGATTTAATAATCCATTATCAATGGGAAGTGTTTTTAAATCTGTAGGCAATATAATATTTTCAGCATAATTATTAATTGCACCGAACCCACAGGTTTTATCTGTATGGCCACTATTAGAAATTTTTGAAACAAGCTCGTTTTTTAATGATTTTTTAACAAATCCAGCAGTAAATCCATCATAAGACATCTCTAAATTATAAGTTTTATCTTTTTCTATTACAAATGTGCCAATAGTTCTTACTGGTGCGAGATATTCTTTGTCACATTTATCACCATTTGCATAATCAACTTGCAACATACTGCCGAATGCTCTTGTTTTTATTGAATGTGAAAGCGTGCTTCTTCTTCCAATTGTGCTTATTATGTGATTATTAAAACTGGCAGCTTTTATATCAGTAGTTGCCGATGCAGTTCTTGTCATTGATACTCTTCTTGGAACAAATCCACTCATTATATATAGAATTAATATTAAAAAGTTTTAATTATTCGCATTTGTTTTGTAAATTTAAATTTTTCATCGTCAGTTGTTCTTCTTTTTAAATTACATTTCAAACAACATATGACTACGTTTTTATTGTTATGTCCTTGAGAATTATCAATTCTATCTAATGTCCATTGTTTTTCCTCCCTTACATTTTCATATGTTAATAAACAATCTTTTTTACAATAATAACATTTTAACTTGGAAATAACTAACTTTTCTAAACATTCCTCATAAGTAATAAAATTATCACTTAATTTTTTCTTTTTTATGTCCTGATTTTTATATCCAGTTATTTTTCTCTCCACTTCTTTTTTTATAAACTCCATTCCATCATATTTTTCCTCCAAATACAATTTATTCAAATACTCTACTTGGGATAATTTGTTGAATACCTTCTTGTCTATTTTTTCTGTTACTTTTCTTTTCTTTGTTTTTGTTTTTGAAATACCATCAATATTTCTTTTTCCTTTTATCAATATTTGTTTCATTGTAAAATATACTTAAAAAAAATAGTATAAACTTTAATTTAAATAATATATATATATGAGTGATGTTTGTCAAGAATTGCAAAATATAAAGTACCAAACAATGCTTTTAAATCATAATTCCAAAGTATATGAAGCTTCGCCAAATGTAGATAATATAGAATTTTTTTTGGAAAATGAAAAAGAAATAAATAAGGGTAAACCATGGAGTAAATTAAGTAAAGCATATAAATTAAAAAAATTAGCCGAATATGTGATTACATATACTAGTGAAAAAAACCTAACAGATGAACAGAGTAATGAATTAAAAAAATACTTAACACAATGTTTAAATAGAAAAAAATTACAACGACAAAAAGATGTAATTTATGATATGGAGACAAACACAATTAAAATAATAAATGGTCTTACTTATAATAAAAATAGGAATAAATTTACATTAAAGATAAAGGATAAAAACAAAAAAAGCACTTTAAAATCATTACCTCCAAAAAAAAATAAAACACAACATAAAAATGTAAAGAAACGGAGAAAGAGAAAAAACAAAATTGATAGTAATATAAAAGAATAAATATATATTATATTAACTCATGTCAACATATTGGAATGACTTATCTGTCCTAGAAGATATAAGTAAAGAAATAGAAACAAATGCGAAAGAAGATATTAATTATAATGATAATGACATTGACGATTTTAAGGAATCAATCATGTATTTTATAGAGGATTGGATAAACTCAAATATTAAATTATTCAAAGAATATGATTTTGAACAAATAATATATGAATCAATTTATACATTAATAACAATGAATTATGGAGTGATTGCATACGATTTAGGATTAGATATAGAGTGTCATATAATTGATGCTATAGAAATATACTTTCATAATAATCATAGTTTTAGATCATATACGGGAACAACAATTGTAAAGTCTCCAGATGTAAATAAAATAAGAGCATTATTGAAAAAATATGAAAATGTTGAACAACCAGAACAACTAACAGAAGAATGGTATAAATTTAGACGCGAAGGTCTATCTGCAAGTGATATTTGGAAAGCAATCGATTCACAAGCAGCAAAAAATAATTTAATTTATAGTAAATGTAAACCAATTAATATATCTAAAAAAAAAAATAGTGTTAATATCGAATCCGCGTTTCATAATGGTCATAAATATGAACCATTGTCTATTATGCATTATGAATTTGATTTTAATACAACGGTAGGAGAATTTGGTTGTAAAGCTCATACCGAATTTCCTTTTCTAAGAGCTTCTCCTGATGGAATTAACATAGATGAAAATAATAGTTTATACGGAAGACTTGTAGAAGTTAAAAATCCAGTATCGCGAAAGTTATCAGGAACTCCTAAAAAGGATTATTGGATACAAATGCAAATTCAAATGGAAGTATGGGATTTAGATGAGTGTGATTTCTTAGAAACAGTATTTAAGGACTATGAAAATGAAGAAGCATTTAATAACGACGGGGAAACATATACTAGAACAGCAATGGGGTTAAGAAAGGGAATTATTATACACTTTTATCATAACGAAAAACCACATTATGAATACACGCCTGTAGATATATCAAAAAAAGATTTTGATACCTGGTATGATAAAATAATGGAAAAAAATAAGCATATGACTTGGGTAAAAAATTGTTATTGGTATCTTGAAGATTATTCTTGTGTATTAGTTCCTAGAAATAAGAAATGGTTTAAGGCAGTATATCCTGATTTTAAGGATTTATGGAATACTATTTTGAAAGAACGAGAAACTGGATATGAACATAGAAAACCAAAAAAATCTAGAAAGAAAACTAAGAAATTAACACCTAATTCATTACAACAATTAGAAACAAATACAAAAACACTATTTATGGACACAACAATTAGTCCAAAAATAGATGAAAAACAAAATATTGTTATAAAGGTAAGAACGGAATCTTTTGATAAAAAAGATTAATTAAGAGTTGAACAAAAAAATCCGACACGTCTGCACCCAAACCCCGGTTGACAAGTTTTGTCTTCTTCAATAGATTTTTTATTATATACTCCACCACAAATTGTTGGTGGATATGCAGAACCATCACACGGTGTTTCCCAATATCTTTTATTATTTGTGGCTTTTTTATATCCTCCTGCAAATTCGGTTGGATGCAAAAT